CTGATGCTGTCCGGCAGGTTCCACTTGAATTGCTCAATCAGCTTTTCCTCGAGCGCACGCTCCGATGCGTCCACGAGGCGCTGGCGGCGCTCTGGGTTTGCCATCATTTCAGCAATGCTGACTGACATCGGGCTTTCGGCGGTCGTCGGTGCGGCGGTGGTTTTCATGGGGCAATCCTCTATGCGGCGTTAGTGCCGTTGAGGATGAATATAGATCGACGTTTAAACGTATGCAAGCGTTAATTTTGCAGGCAATGATATTTTGCCTCCTTGCGGTTTAAACTATTGTGCGCTATATATTGACGCATGAGCAAAACATATCAGGCATACCGGTGCGATCCGGCCCATAAATTGCGGTGCAAGGCTGTTGCAGAAGCGCGTGGCGTGACTGTGACGGAATTACTGACCGTGTATGTTGACAAGCTGGCGCGGCGCATGGGCGTTTCGGTGCCGGACGATAGCGCCGGGGATTCCGCATGACCCGCCCCACGCTATCCCGTGCGCCGTTTGCGATCCCGCCTGCGCCTATCGCCCGATCCCGCGCGGCGCGTGTTGCCGTTGTGAGTTCCCGCGACCGCGTGGGCACTAGCTTTGCGTGGTTCGTTGACGCGCGGACCTCGTATTACGTTCCCGCCCCTGACGCTGCGGCGGACGTGTGCGACCAGATCGGCGGTGTCTCGTGAAGCACATTCGGAACCACAAGCCCATCACGGGGCCGCAAGCTAAGGCGCTGGCCAAGTATCGCAGCGGGCAGGCGCACAACTACATCGCGCTTGGTATTCGGCTCAACATTTACGAGGCGCTTCACGACAAGGCGTATATCGCCCGCACATCCATGATGGTTGACGCCATCACCGAGCGTGGCCGCGAAGCATTGGACAAGTTTGAGGCCCGCGCATGATTGCCACGCTGTTTTCCCGTTTCACCAATTCCACGTCGCCGGGAAACCTCCCTCCCGTTGCACTGCGTCACGGGGGCGGCGCTGGCGTGGATGCCCTCGCAATACCCCCCACCTATTCGCAGCTACTGGCTGACAGGGCCAACGCACAGCACGCGTATGACACCCTGTGCCGTCGCAGGCAGTCACAGGCCGCAGAAGCCGCCCGCAAGCGCCTATGGGCCGCTACGTGCGCTGTGCTGGATTACGAACGCAAGGCGGGTGTGCAATGAGACGCCCCCCCGCAATAGCCAAGCGCGATCTAAACGAGCCGCTGATCGTCGAGGCGCTGCAAAAGCACGGCGTAACCGTAGAGCACATGGACAAGCCTGTGGATCTGCTGTGCCGCTATCGTGGCCGCATTTATCTGGTCGAGGTGAAGTCCGTGACAGCACGTCGCCGCAAAGACCAGCCGACGCAGAACGCATTTGTCGATGAATGGCAGGTTCCGCTGGTGCGCACTGTTGAGGACGTGGCCGCGCTGGTGGCTCTGTGGGTCAGCACCGCATAATAAATTCCCGCCATTATTAATAATCTGCATAATCATTGCTGAGAATATGAGGATTATTCATTTTACATTGCTGCAATCATGATTGTAAAAAAAAGGCGGCGTCGAGAGGACTTCAACCTCAATCGACGCCTTGGATGCTACAGCCTTTGGACGGGCCACTATAGCATCGACAGCAAATATACCGCTTATCGGGCGAATTGCAACAGAAACCGTCCTGACTTTTGGCACCTTCAAAGCAAGGTGATGCGGTTTTTTCCTATGCACCCGAAGCAATGGATAGATGATCGGGCCTCTTTTGCCGCGTGACCTTCGGGGCGCTGTGCGGACTTTCCGGGCCTTTCAGCTTTGCGCATGTGCGGGCTGTCGAGATACGCGACTAGATACGGTGACAGGCGTCCACTGCATAGTGTGGGACCGACAGGCTGGCCTCCTGATGAAATAGGGCATCGCGTTGATACGATCACTAAAAAGCATGTTGGCAAGGCCGCTTCGGTAAGGGACACATACGGTTCCTATGTTACCGGCCATAGCGGAAAGCGGAACTGTGTCTAACGCATATATACTGTAACAAAAAACGTTACTTTACGGTTGTGGATTTACCATCTAGTATAAACAAGCGCGGCCTAGGTTAGCTACCAAACACCGGAACTCCCACGGCTGGCCGCGCATCATAGGGAGAGCGAAGGGAAATCGCATGGGACTTCAAGAATACAGAAACCACATTGCATCGCGGGGCCGCGCATTGTCTGCGCATGGTATCGACGCGAGGGCACTTAATGGTAGCGCCAAGGTTCATCAGCGCAAAACGATTGAGTTTGCGCTTGGGAAGGGTCGGTCTGCGGCATTTTTGGACACTGGCCTTGGAAAGTCATTTGTAGAATTAGAATTTGCCCGCGAGTGCGCAGTTGAGACGGGCAAGCCTAGCTTGATACTGACGCCTTTAGCTGTGGCCGGTCAAATGGTGCGAGAGGCCGGAAAATTCGGCGTTGACTGTGACGTTCGGCAGGTGCGCGAACAGTCCGAAGTCGGGCCAGGCGTTATGGTGGCAAACTATGAGCGATTGCAGAAGCTGGACACGTCATGTTTCGGGTCTGTTGTTCTAGACGAAAGCAGTATCCTGAAATCATTCGCTGGCATGACACGCAATAAGCTGATGGATGCGTTTTGCGATACCCCGTTCAAGTTGGCGGCTACCGCAACACCAAGCCCTAATGATCATACAGAACTTGGCAATCATGCAGAGTTTCTCGGCGTCATGCGGCAGCAGGAGATGCTATCGCAGTGGTTCATCAATGACACTAGCACTGCGTCACAGGACTGGCGGTTAAAGGGCCATGCAGTAGAGGATTTTTGGGCATGGGTCGCGTCATGGTCCCGGTGCGCGACAATGCCTAGCGACCTTGGCGGCGACGACACCGGATACATTCTGCCAGAGATTGACCGCCACGTTCACACTGTGGCGGCAGACCGCATGGATAGCATTGATGAAGGGATGCTGTTTCGCATTCCAGAAATGAGTGCAACCAGCTTTCACAAAGAGAAGCGTCTAACAGTAACGCAAAGGTGCGAGTTGGCGGCGTCACTGGCCAGCCATGATAAGCCTGTGACTGTATGGTGCGAGACTAACGAAGAAAGCACGATGTTGGCCGATATGATCGACGGCGCAGTTGAGATTAGGGGCGACCAGACGGCGGATGAAAAAGAGCGCCGCATATTGGGGTTTTCTGATGGAGACTGCCGAGTGATTGTGACTAAGCCTAAGTTGGCTGGTTTTGGCGTAAACTGGCAGCACTGCGCCCATGCGGTATTTGCATCAATCAGCTTTTCATATGAGCAGCATTATCAAGCGGTTCGTCGGTCGCATCGTTTTGGCCAGCAAGAGCGGGTGCGCAATGATATCGTGATCGCGGACACCGAAGATGTCATTTGGCAGGCTATCAACGTCAAATCACGCAAGCATGACGAGATGAAATCGCGCATGAACGCCGCAATGTCAAAGGCACAAGGCGGCGGAAATGTAAGAACAGTATATGATAGGCCGATTGATTTGGCATTCCCTGAATGGGTAAAAGGAGACGCGAAATGAAACAACCTGAATATCAAGGCGCAGGATGGGCAGTCCACAATTCCGACTGTATCGAGGGGATGTGGGCAATGCCGGAAAACAGCGTAGACTGCGTGATTTTTTCGCCGCCGTTCGGGGATCTGTTCGTTTACTCTGATAGTGAACGTGACCTTGGCAATGCTGGAACCGGAAAATCTTTTGACATCCAGTATCAATATTTTGCTGAGGCCCTTACCCGCGTGATGCGCCCAGGCAGAATGGCTTGCGTCCACTGCACAGACCTTCCCATGCGGAAGGGCAAGGACGGCGCGATTGGCCTTAAAGACTTCTCTGGCGATCTGATTAAACTGCATACGGATGCTGGATTGGTATATCACGGTCGCGCGACGATCTGGAAAGATCCGGTTGTCGAGATGCAGCGGACCAAGGCGCATGGACTGCTTTACAAAAATATCAGGGGCAACAGCACACACAACCGCGTCGGGATGCCGGACTACATGCTATTTTTCAGAAAGCCGCACGACGACAAGGGAACTAATGTTTCACCAGTCATGCACGCCGCTCCGTCCGACGAAAAGACTGCAATGAAAATTGCTAGAGAGTGGCTCGTTGACTTACGCAGGCATGGCCTGTGTGAGAACGTTCCAGACGATAAGGCTTTGGCCGTTCTAATCGAAGATGCAAAATTTGACGTTTACGAGTGGCAGAAACTAGCAAGCCCGGTTTGGATGGACGTAAATCAAGGCAACGTGCTGCGCCGCGTGAAGGCAGTAAACGATGAAAAGCACGTTTGCCCTTTGCAGCTTGATGTTATCGCCAGATGCCTGCGTCTTTATAGCAAACCCGGCGACGTTGTTATGGACCCATTCAACGGGATCGGTTCAACTGGATACGAGGCCGTTAAGATGAGCCGCCGATATCTTGGGTTTGAATTGAAGCCAGAATATGCCGCGCAAGCTGGATCAAACTTGGCGGATGCGTGCCGCATCAACAGCGACTTGTTTGCAGCATGATCGAAGTATTGGAACGCAACGGCATCTTTCCGGGGGATCACCCTCGGAAGGCCACATGCCCAGAGTGTAGCGGCACTCGATTGAAGAATACTGAGCGTTGCCTGCGGTTTTGGCGTGAAGGTGGGTTTGTTTATTGGCAATGTTTTCACTGTAAATGGGATAGCAGTGATATGGTGGCGGCATGATTGAAACGCCACATGAAATACTTGCCCACGATGCTAGTGATGACGCAGTTCGCAGCTTTATGGCATGGCGCAAATCAACAAAAAAGCCGCTGACTGACCGCGCCGCGTGCCTTATTGCTAAGAGCATTAGGGAAATCACGGCCAAAGGTGGCGATGCTGATGAGGCGCTTGACTTGGCGCAGGAGCATGGCTGGCAGACAATAAAGCCTCATTGGTATTGGAGGATCAAGAATGAAGAAACGCGATGCATTGATACCAGTAGCGCCAGATCAATCAACGGAGGCAAAAATGCCGGACGGAACTTTGACGACAACCACCGCGAATACGCCCGCCTTGTCGGAACGGGCCAAATCGTCCGAGAGCCTGACCCAAGCGATCCATTCGCCTAACGATCTGGAGTTCACGCTCAACCGCGCCCGGGTATGCCTCAAGGCGTATTATGATCCGAGCATGACTGACGCCGACCGCGCCGAAATGCTGGACCTCTACGGCAAGGCTTTGTCCAAGTTTCCTAAGTGGGCTGTCGCCAAGGCGTTCGATGAATGGGAGGCCACGGCAACGCACCGGCCATCCCCCGGGCATCTGGTGGCGCTGGCGAAAAAGTTCGTCAAGCGCGTAACGGACGAACTGGCGCACCGCGAAAAGCTGGCCCCGCCTGCCAACGACGGCAACCCGGGCCGCACCGACGAACAGCGGGCCAAGGCTATCGAGGCCATGCTCAAGAACGGGTTCAACGACAAGCGCATCGCTGCGGTGAAGCGCAAGCGCATGGCACGGTCAGAGGCGGAACTCTATGAGGGCGGCATCAACGCCCGAGTGCCGCACTGGTCCGAAGGCGTTGCTGCTGACGGTCCCGAAATGGAGGCGCTGCGCAAGGCCCGGGCCGCTAACCCGATCATGGCCGAGGCGCTGCGGTCAACCAAGATGGGGGGTGCGGCATGAACCCCGTATCGCAATACCTCACTGACTTGATGGCCGCGCACCAAAAGGCCGTCGCTGCTGGCGTCGATCCGGTCAAGCTGGCCGCATATGCAAAGGACTTTGCCGAGGATCTGGCCGATCTGTCGAATGATGATCTGTGGCCAGCAAAGGATGCCACGGCATGACCGAGACCATCCCCGCCATGAAAGCCCGCCACCGCGCTGAGGTGATCGCCGCGATCAAGGCGCAAGCATCCCGCCACATCACGCAGACGGAGGCCGCGCCGATCCTTGGCGTATCCGTCCAGCGGCTAAACGCCCTGATCCACATCAACGCAATTCACTGGCCATGCAACCGACAGGCCGCGCCAGTTCACACACCGGAGACAACGCAATGACCGACACCACAACCAACGGCGCGGAACTGCGCCAGATGATCGAACGCATTGAGCGCACCGCTGCGGAAAAGCAGGACGCCGCAGATGCGCAGAAGGAAATCTACGCAGAGGCCAAGGGGCGCGGATATGACGCCGCCGTCCTGCGCAAGATCGTGGCCCGCCGCAAGCGCGACCGCGACGACCTGGCGGAAGAAGAAGCCGTTTTGGAAATGTATGAAACCGCAATCGCAGGGGGCAACTGAACATGCAGAAACTTATCATCGCGGGAAATGTGGGCAAAGACGCGGAATTGCGCCGCCTCGGCAATGGCGATCCGGTCCTGAACTTTTCGGTTGCCGTCGATCAAGGCAAGGACGCCAGCGGCAACAAGCGCGACACGCTTTGGGTTGACTGTTCCGTCTGGGGCAAGCGGGCCGAGAGCCTGCAAAACTACATTACCAAAGGGACCAAGCTGACGCTGGAAGGTCGCCCCACTGTCCGCGCCCATGACGGCAAAGCCTATCTCGGCATGTCGGTGAACGATCTGACGTTCCAAGGCGGCGGGTCTGACGACCGCAGCAACAACAACGGCGGCGGGTCCAGCGACCGCGACCAAGGCGGCTACGGCAACAGCGGCGGCGGTAGCGGATACGGCGCGGGCGGATCGCCGAACAGTGGCCGCGCAGACATGGACGATTCTATCCCATTCGCTGCGGAGTGGCGCGTATGAGCAAGCACGGCCCCATCACAGACGAAGCAAGCCGAATTACTGACATGACAACCCAAGGCGCGACCAGAAAGGAGATCGGCGCGGCGCTTGGCATTTCGGTGTCTGGCGTGCGGTATCGGCAAGACCGCCTTGGCCTTCGCCCCGCCGTTGATCGCCCGCGACCGCATCGCCTAGGCGTGGAGTGGACGCCAGAGGTGCAGGCCCTTTGGGATGGCCCGATGAAGAAAACGGAAATCGCTGCGGCTCTAGGCGTTGGCAAGACTGCACTGACAAGCGCGGCT